GGGCGGTATCTTCTATCTCACGTCCGGCATTTACGGCTTTGGCAACGAGGTTGTACGCTCTTGTCGCTCCTGCTATACAGGCACTTATCGTTACGGGGTCCATCAGTATGCCCTCACTGTTACGGGGTCTGCCACACGGGGCAAACAATATGCAGCGAGAGCCACGCCTCGGGGTTCGTACCTAAGTGTCCGCTCTACCTTTCCCCTGACAATAGCTGTAGCAAAGTAATTGCACCTATTGATGTCATAGAAGTACATGTCCGAAGACTGTATCTGGCCGTTGACCAGAACATATAGCAAAAACAGGTGTGTCACTAGTGTGCCCCATACTACTGTATTACCACAGTATCGGTGTCTTCAAAGAATAGCATAGTTCCTTCGCACACTATGTTCCAGTCTGGCCCTTCTTGCTCACTCCAAGACGGCACTTCTATAATAACGTGCCTAGCTAACCACTCTGTATCATCCTGTAGCACGCGCCATACATGCTCTTCTGTACCGCGCCCCGGATGACCACGGGACTTGTTAAACCTTATGCGGTATTTACACATTGGGCCTTGCAGGAAACTTGGGGTCACAGTCAAAATCTGGGCATAAACAGGAAGCTTCTAGCTCTTGCGCGTATTTAAGCCAAATAATTTTGTTTTCAACCGTTAAAGAAGAGTCATTAAGTGCTTCATCGATCAACTCTTTTTCCGTAGAAAAACGCTCCATATTTTTTTGTGTACGAATCTGCTTTTTTTCGTCTTCTGATAGTTTAACCCATCCTTTATCTGAGTAGTTTGGCCCTATCCAAGATAAATCGCCTATCCTATCTTGAATCCCAGATAGCCCTGAGATCGGCCCCCAATTTTTTGGAAGAGGTCCGGCGTTGCTTAATGCTTCGTTTGTTGACAATTTTCTTAGTTGCCACATTTTAACTCTCCTTTTTTGCCAACTTTTCTTTTGGGGCGCTTCCAGATAATGTTTGAGCATTCTCTGGCATGTTTTTTCCGTTGACACGGTAGTCTTCCAAACTACTCATTTTAGCAAATGGAGGGTGGCCTTCACCTTGTAGTCTTTGAAAACCTCTTGCTTGCTCTAACTCTTCTGGGCTAACTTTCCAGTCTCTCCACGACGCAAAATCTTGTCTTGGCATAATGTGGATATGGCATCCTATACCTGCCGCCATTTGGTTTATAAGCTCTATGATTTCTACAGGCTGATAAACATTCCACATAAAATTTCCCCGCGCCGTTCGCATCATTATTTCAACAGTTCCACCTCCGGATGTACCAACAGTTATTGACTGTGCTCTGTTTTTGTTGGCTTCTAAAGATTCAAGTTGGCGTTCAAGATTTCTTTTCTCTAGCTCCTTTTTTAACTGCTTTTCACTCATAAACATTACCTACTGAGTATTCCATGAAATATTAACTTGACCATTAGTCGGAACGGTTACGGGGTAACATCCTGCAACCACTGGTACACAATTTTGAGCCGTCGGATTTGCCGCGCTCCCAGAGTTTCCCGGATTACCTGCCGCACAGCCCGGACTACCTGAACCACCACCACCGCCACCGGAAGCACCCGTACCAAATGGAGGAGAGCGGTATGAACCACCACCACCACCACCACCGCCGCCTGCCGCATTATAATTTTGTCCGGGATTAGGGTACACACAGTATGGAGATAAGCCCCCATTTCCACCGGCTCCTCCCCCTCCGGGACCACCATTACCTCCCCCTGAATTATTCATATTACCTATAGGACCAGGATTAGGATTCCCTCCCCCACCTGTTGTCCCTGCGCCGCCACCGCCGCCTCCTCCTATACTTGTAGGAAGACAGGGGTTCGGATATGCTGGGCCATCATCTAATTTTCCCTGTCCACCAGAACCTCCGGGATGAAGACCGGACCCGCCAGTACCTTCGGAACTTCCCGGAGAAGATTCTCCATTGTTTCCGGGATTACCTGCGTTTCCATTAGCCCCCCCAGTGCCCCCAGTGCCCGCCGCGCCTCCGGGAAAAGTCACGCATAATGCAGTTGAGGCACCACCAACATTTCCGGGATTACCGTCTGCGGCTGTCGGATTAGCAGGGTATCCACTACCGCCACTACCTCCGGTTCTACCTCCCGGACCCCCGTTTCCACCGTTTCCACCCGAACCAAAACCTCCCGGACAGCCTGCGTTTCCGGGATTACCTGCGGCTCCAAAGCCAACGAGACAAACAATCTCAAGACCTTCCGGAACAGTAAAAGTTCCCGGACTATTAAAAGTTTCGCAGCCCGCCACAACAGTCGGTTTACCTCCAAACAGGCCTACTTTGCTTGTACCTATTGGCATGACTAATTACTCCTAATCGGGGCGGGAAAACCCAAAGAACCCCTTTCATCAAACTTATATGCGCCGTTTTTTCCGTTCTTATCTATATAGTGCAACATAAACTGCACGTTAAGACAATTATTGGGAAGTTTTCTGCGCCAATGTGTTGTTTCGCACCCTTTATATATCACTGCATCTCCCGGATTTAACATACATTTTACCGGATCGTTATCTTTGTATTGCATCCATATAGGCCAGATATCCCCAGTACAAGCCACATTTACGGTGACACTAACTTCGCAAGAGGGGCGATCTATGTGCGGTTCTAACTCTTCTCCCGATTGATAAATTCTAGAAAAAGAATAGGTAGGCTCAAGCTCTAACCCTGTTTTTTCTTCTACCAAAGGGAGGCATTCAACTAACATAACTTCAATGAGTGGGTCTCCGTAGTATTCGTATCGGCTAGGCTTTCTTGTGCTTTCTTCCAAACACTCTTTCCACTCACCTAATCTTATTTTGTTTTCAAAATACTGGGATATTGTTTTTATGGTTTTAGCGTCAACTAAATTTTTAAATGTTTCATATCCGTCTTTTTGATAGTTACTCATGGTAAAACCATCCTGTAACGACGTATTTTGAGTTATTTCCATACACAGGGTTTCCTCGGTGTGCGTGGGTAAATGCTGCGGGCCATAGCAACATTGTATTCGCAGTAGGGTTTATTCTACGCTGTTGGTATAAAAATTCCGTTTCTCCATTGGCTTCTTTTGGTAATGTGTTTAAGTAAAGCATATAAACTAATCCACGATTAGATTGCTCACCATTACCTTGCTCACTGTGCCAAACGTGATATCCCCCGCCACTTGTGGTTTTTTGCAACTTTATATTATTACAGTTTATATTTATGTCTTTTAGAACAGAAAACTCGTTTGAATATTCTTCGTAACATTTTTGAAGGCCATTAAAAAATACATTTACAGGGTTCTTTTCGTTAAAAAATTCGAAATTTAAATTCTTCCCGTTTAGATGTATTTGAAAATCGTTTTTTATGTGTTTTTTTACACCCTCTGATTCTTGTCTATTGCTACCGGCACCATTTTCTTTTTGTCTTTCTAGCTCTGCTATCAAATGCTCGCAAAACCCTTCTGGGAAAACATCAGAAAAAACCCCAATAAAATCTTTATATTCCGTTTTCATTTAAATGCAGGTCCCGAAATCCATGTTACTAATGTTTGTCTTGTACCTTTAACCACTGGAGTAACTTGGTGTAAAGTCCAAGCAGGGAAAACCGTTATAAGACCTCTTTTCTTTCGAATTGTTGTAGGCTCTTTTGCGGTTAATAGTTGTAATTCTCCACCTTCATATTCGTTAGGGTCTGAAAGTTGTAACACCATAGACAACTTTCTTGAAAGCCCTTCATTGCCAAAGTCTTGATGCCAAGTGTAGTTACCTTGTCGTGCCTCATGGTAATTTGTGAGCTGCAAAGCCTCGTTAAACCCTGTTAAATCAAAATTAAAAAAATCGGCATTTAACTTTGCGGCAACATGCGCTAAACGCTCAAAAACCCACTCACATTCAGGGTCTTTATGTAGCCAGTTTAACTCCGAACGCCTCACACTTTCGTTAATTACGGCGTTACCTCCGCTACCAACTAAAGCTTCATTTTTTGCCTCTTTGGCTTTTGCTTGAAGCCAATTAAGTTGTTGCTCAGTAAATGCACCTTCCCACCATGCAAAGGACTCTAATTTTTTTGAGTACGGAGCAAGCAAATGCTGCATTAAATAAACCTTTTTCTTTGAGACAAAATAAAATGCACGAACTTTGTCGGATTAGTAGAATGGTTCGGTGTAATCATGTGTGGCAACCAAGAATTAAATAACATCATAGTCCCTGCTTGCACATTATTAAAGTGTATCTGCGGTGTAGCCATAGTCACTTGATCGCTAGATGCTGCCCACAAATCCGACATACGTTTCCCCGACCTTGGGTCGTCAAATATAGGGTAAGAACCACCTTCAGGTGCTTCTAAAAAGTAAAAACCTGATATTTGACTGTCACCATGTACGTGCATAATGTTACTGCCCGTACACGCAAACTCTTGGCCCCACATACCAGACACATAAAACTCATACTCGTCTGTTAAATAACCCTGATCCTTTAAAATGCTAACGCCTTTATCTCGAAAATAAGACGTTAAATACCCAAGGTCAGGGTCATTTGCCATGTGCGTAGTTTGCTTAACTACTGAAGGCTTTATTTGCTCATAGTATTTTTGGGTATGCTTTAGTGTTTCTTTCACCCATTCTGGCCGCTCTTCACGGTATATAGGTGATGAGAAATAGGCATAAACATCCATTAACTATTTACAAAAGAGATTAAATCCGAAGCTAGAGACGTTATTTGACTCGCAGTTATGTCTGTAGCTTCTGCCGCTGCTTGAGTACGGCGATTTTCAACTAAAATTTCTTTAGCCGTGCGTATCATATCTATTTTAGCTCGTTTTGCTTCTTCCGATGCTTGGTGAGCCGCACGATTGTCTTCCACCGCAATTTGCTGGTCTACGATTGCCTGCTGTTCTGCTGTTAGTGCCATTTTAGTAGCCTCCTCGGCTGTCTTAAATTAAGATGTTGCTAGGTTTTTAGCTGGTAATGTTACATACCAAGTTGTGCCGCCATCAGGCGAAAAGAAAAAGTATATGTCTACATAATTGGCTTCTGTACTTCGAGAAAGCGAGCCTCCCGGAAAATAAAAAGTACCACCTGCAAAAGCTACTGTTCTATCTGCTGTGGCGTCATTGGTGAGAACTAACGTAAACGATGTAGCTCGGTTTGACGTGCTGTTAGCCGAAGCTAATGTAAACGTGCAATTACCAGTCAGGGTCGCAGTAAATACGTTACCGTCGTCGCAGTCAATCGTCACCGCTGTTCCAGTATTGCCTAGAGCAGTTACTTCGTCAGAGAATGCACCGGAAAAGAACGTACTAGAGTCGTAGCTGATCTTACCTACACCGCTACCATCCGATAAGCTGTCAGACTGCACTGTGCCTGTAACGTCTATACCTGTGGTGATTGTGGCTATTTTGGCTGCATTGTCATAGTAAAGAGTAACTGCGCCATTTTCTTCCGCCACTAGCATATTTTCAGTGTTAGCAGCGTTGTTTAGAGCAATCGCGTTCGATCCCAATAAAACAAGTTGACCTGTGCCTTGATCTGAAATGAATGAATTGCTTCCATCATGATAAATCTGTAGGTCATTACCCGCACCAAAGATAGCCTTGTCGCTATCCCCAAAGTTCATATCCGCAGTAGTCGTAAGACCCGCAAAAGTTGGGTTAGTAGACAGAACAACCGAGCCAGTACCCGTAGAGGAAGTTACGCCTGTACCGCCGTTAGCTACAGGGAGGGTGCCGGTTACTTGAGTAGTTAGATCGACGTTGGCCAGTGTTCCACCAAGTGTAAGGTTTCCAGAGCTAGTGACGGTACCCGTCAGGGTAATGCCGTTGACTGTGCCCGTGCCGCCTACGCTTGTTACTGTACCGCCGACTTCTGTGGGGTTAGCGTTAAGTACCGCCGCTCCTGAGCCTGCACCGTCTGTGACTACCATGACCTTAGAGCCGTTGGGTACGTTGACCGTACCGCCTGAGCCCTGCTTGATCGTAATGATCTGACTGCCCGAAGTAGCGTTCTCGATCATCCACACCTTAGAGACGGTGTTTGGGCCAAGTGTCACTTCGCGGGTAGATGTCAGAGATACCGCAGAGGTAATCTTAAGGTAGAACGAACGAGTATCGTCCGCTGTGGCATCCGGCATTGTGAAGGTTTCGTTGGCGTCTGCCGCCATTTCCTTCGTGCCGTAGCTAAAACCGTCGGTAATCAGCTCAAGGTTAGTATTGGTACTGGTGCCCCAAGTGCCGTCCTCATCACCGGTGGTGATTTCTTTGAGCCGTAAATTATTTACATAAGTAGCCATTTAATTTCTCCAGTACTTACACTAACGTGGAACCGCCAGCAGGCGGTACGCTTGTCGCGTAAATCTTTGTATTCTGACGCAAGTTTAGTGCTTCACCGCAATCAGAACAAGTGTCAGCGCTTAATTCCGCTTCATCTACATCGTGGCCGCAGTTAGCGCAAACCACTTCAATCTCGTGCTTGGGGTCTATAGCGTCGCCCAGTTGTACTGCTTCTTTTACTATTTTCATGCTGCTATTTCCGTCCAAATTGCGTTTTGGTTTGGTACGATTTGGCCCCAAATCAGTACGTTACTTGTAAATCCAGTGGCCTGTACGCCAATGGCGTATACATTTGCATCCGCTGTCTCGGTTGTCTCACCAAGCGCTGTAGTGCCCTGAACGCCTGTTACATCAACATTTAGGACTAGCTCTACCGTAACACTTCCAAGAGCTGTAGTAGCTTGTAATCCGGTTTCGGTAACTATGGCGTCGGCTGTTACGCTTACCGTACCTAACTCGCCCGTGGCCTCTACGCCTGTGGCGCTAACAATTACATTTCCTTGTACTCCGGCGTCGCCTATCTCGCCCGTGCCTTCAACACCCGTAGCGTTCACTACTGCGGTACCGATAAGGGTAACTGTCCCAACCGCACCTGTGGCTGCGTTGCCTAGTGCTTCTACAGCCCCATCGGCTTCTACTGCTTCGTTTCCTAGTACGGTAGTGCCCTGAACACCTGTTGGGAATACACTTGCGCCTTCTTGGACTGTAACCGATCCTACCGCACCGGTAGCAGAAAGCCCTATAGACTCTCCCCACGCGCCTTGACCCCAAGCACCGCGCCCCCAGCCGCCAAAGTATACCGCAACGTTCCAAACAGTATAGTTGGCTATACCTGTAGCGCTGACTCCCGTAATCGAGACATTAGCATCGGCCTGAGCAGCGGCGGTGCCTAGAGCCATAGTGGCTTCAACACCAGTAACATTAACAACCGCATTACCTACAACGCCTACTGTCCCTACAGCGCCGGTACCGACTGGCAAAGCATTACCTTCGCCCCACGAATCCGTACCCCAAGTGCTGTATCCCCAACCGGAGAGTGGGACAGTAACGTCGGTCATTACTTCCTACCCTTAAGCGATACGTATAATCGCGTTGCTCGCATCAGCAGCAGGGAACACGACAGTGAAGTCACCCGCAGTAGAGGTCTTGTCCGAACCGAAGTCCAGAACTGCAACAGCAGGGTTAGTACCGCCATCAGCCAAGTAGATCAGCGCGCCACGAGCCGTAATAGTTGCCGTAGACCAAGTAACGTCTGAAAAGTCCAAAAACGCTGTAGTGCCGCTTGAAGCTGGGTTTGCTGAGATAACTAGTGTTTCTCCGCCCGCGCTATAGCCTGTGCCTGAAACTTCGTTAGTCACTGAATACGCGGTAGTAGTCGCATCCAAAGTAGCTGATGAAGTGTACAAAGCAATCTTAAATACTTGTGACGTGCCACTGCTGAAGTCGAAAGTGCCATCAAGCACGCCAACTTTGAACGATGTAACCATAGCTTGTGTGATAGCCATTTCTCTTTCCTCTTACTAGTAGTGTTTAAGCTTTATCTCTAACAATAAGCCCTGTTCGGTACGCATCGGTAACTTCTTTTGCTTCACCGAAGTTCTTTAACGAAATCACGGCTTCCGCGAAACGTTTCTCATACTCTTGCATGATATCTACTTCACCTTTCATATAAGTGTAAGCTTCAATCAGGCATCCGTATAAAAGAGCTACTTCCGCATTTGTGCTTAACCAAGTAGTGCTACTTCCCGACCCGGATGTCAAACTAGCGGGCCGGTAAAAGTAATGAAGCTCTACTGCGTACGACAAATCGGGAGTAGGACCAATTAAAAAATTACTAACGTCAAAATATGCGTAGTAACGCGGCGCTCCTGTGGTGGAAGCATCCGGGTTGAATTCTTGAATAAAGTTTACATCTTTGTACTCAAGAAAATCTTTGTTGCCGTCACCGTCCGTGTAAGACAGCGAAAACGGCGCTAAAAAGTCGCTTGGCGCAGCAAGGTACTGATTGCTCGCAGTCATGTTTGCCGTCGCGTTTTTGCGGAACAACGTCAATTGTACGTTCTTCAAAATCCGCTCTTCGGCGACGCGTATAAAAACAGGAAGATTATTTACAAAACTTGTTTCGGTGTTTTGCGTATAATCCTGTATCGCTGTTTTTAACTGATCATAAGTAAAACTCATGTGGTCACCACCGTCACGCTACCAACCTGGCAAAAGCCAGTCACCGGCTTTAAATTAGGGGCCTCAACTAACGGCACTCCCACGAAAACGTCTAAAGGCTCTACCCTGTCCGGACGAGCATCTTTCAAAGCTTGCGGATCAATGACCTTGCGGCGCGGATTAAGCTGGGGCTGTTTAGCCTCCCACTCATCCTTACCGACCAGCATCCCGGTCCACTCCTTTTTCATGTCGTTTAGCTTATAGCGAAAACCGGAGCGGTCTGAGATACCGTAAGCGTTTTTACCTACAGCAAACTTACCCATTACATATTCCTAGAATACGCTAAGCTCGGTACAACATTAAAAGAAGCCCGGTCTCGGTCTTCGTCCATTGCACGCTGCATCTCTTCTTCGTACAACGCTTTTAAAACTTGAATCCTGTCAGGGGCCTTTTTAATAGATAAATAATACGCCAGGCCCGCAGCTAATGCCGGATAAAACCTAAAAGGTATTTGTATGGTGTTTGTCGCCGTATCTGCATCATCCAGGCGAACCAACCGGTCATACACAATCTGATCTGTGCTGTTTTCAGGGACCGGCCACAGCTTCAAAACTGGCGTGATTTGCCTGTCTAAAAACCACTGAGAAGGCCGTGCCTGCTGCGTTTTGTTCGGGATATTA